TAAACCTTGGCAGTATAGGTATAATGTAGAGATGGCTAGATTAGATGAGGCATTAGCTTCAGATATAGGTAATGTATTACTTACTACAATGAATGCTAAGCCTAGAGACTGGTCTTGGAAAAAGTTCTATGAATTTATTAAGTATGCTAAAATAGCACCACTTGATCTACATCAAGAAGGTATTGGACCATTTGATGCTCAGTTTTTTAAGTCTGTTGATTTATCTAACATGTCTAAGATAGCAGAAAGAGTACAGTTCTTAGAGTATCTAAAGAGTCAGATTGCTGTATCTATGTCATACAATCCTTCTAGACTAGGACAACCTAACCCCCATGAAGCAGTCCATAATAACCAGCAGAATATTGTACAGTCTTCTTTTCAGACAGAAGAGATATTTTCTATGCACAATAAAGTAGTAGAGAATGTGTTAAATGGTTTGTTAGGTGCAGCTAGAATAGCCTATAAAGATAATCCAGTAAAGACTTCTTATATACTTGATGATATGTCTATAGCTGAATTAGAAATAGATAGTGAGTTAGCATGGAGGTCTGAGTTAGGTATATTCATAAGAAATAGTAGCCAAGATCATCATAATATGAATATAGCTAAAGAACTATTACAGCCTATGATACAGAATCAGTTGATTAATTTCCCTGATGCTATTAGGTTATTGTGGTCTAAAACTGGTGCTGAGGTTATGAATATTGCAGAGAAAGGACAAGAAAATATGGAGAAACGTCAACAAGCACAAGCAGAGTCACAAGAGAAAGCTATGCAACAACAAATGCAAATGCAAATGCAAATGGAAGAGTTTAAGCATAAACTAGATATGATGGCACAAGATAAAGATATAGCTCAGAAAGATAGAGCAGCTGCCTTAGATGCTTATAAATTTGCTAATCAGTATGATATAGATAAGAATCAAATTAATGATGGTATAGAAAAAGAACGTGAAAAATACCAGCATGAGAAAGAAGAAAACGAGAAAGATAGAAAGCATCAAAAGGAACTAGAACGTATAAAAGCTAAAAATAAACCAAAGGCTTCTAAATAAAACGCCATAGTAATCTAATTTTAAAACATAAATTTTAACTAACTATTAAATATTAATAAATATTTTATTTACCTTTAAAACTATTAGAAATGAGTCAAGATAATAATCAACAACCAGTATTTGAAATAGATGCAGACAATTCAGCATCTGGTTTCTTTAATTTACCTGAAGTAGAAGATATGGAAGGAGAGGGAACTGAATTTGAATACCAAAATGATCCAGAACCAATAGCAGAATCAGAAGATGAAGAAACTAATACAAACAATACTGAAGAACTTTCAGAAGGAAACCAAGATACCAGTGAAGAAGATGGCGAGGAAGATGAGGAAGAAGAACAACCAGAAGAGGAAGAAGAGCCAGAAGGAGATTCAGAGGGAGATAATGATAGACAAGATAATCCTTTAGAAGGATTCTCAGAAGCAGCTATAGTAGCTGAACATTTAAAATCTATTAATTTCCTAGATACAGAAACTGAAGTTAATAAAGAATCTGATTATAATGAACTAGTACAAGTATTAGTATCTCAATCAGAAAAAGTAGCCAGACAAAATATAGATGCAGAGCTAAGACAAAAGGGTTGGACAGATGATAATCTAAAATATGCCCAGTTTTTAGCACAAGGAGGAAGTCCAGGTGCAATATCTCAAGTATCTGCTTTAGAACAACTTGCAAATATAGATATCTCAGATGATGAGAATGAAACTAATAGAGAGCAAGTAGTAAAAGCCATGTATAAAGCCAAAGGGATAGATCCTGATGAAGCTACAGTATTTATAGATGCTTTAAAAGATGAAGGTAAATTAGAAACTAAAGCCCAATCAGCTAAAACTTTCTTTGAAACTGAAAGAAATAAATACAATAAACAAATTCAAGATGCTGCTGATGCTCGTAATGAGCAAATAAGACAAGCAGAAGAGAATAGAGTAAATCACTTTTCTCAACTTATAGATAAAGGAGAGTTAGGAGTTGTAACTATTGATGATTCAGAGAAACAACTATTAAAAGACTCTTTATTTAAGAAAACTGAAATAGTAAAAGTAAAAGATCCTAATGGAGGATATACTACTACTTTTGTTACTAAGTTTGATAAGTTATATAATGAATTACAGAGTGATCCAGTACAGCAATTAATATTTGCTAAGATGCTTTTAAACGGTTTTGATACCAGTGATGTAGCTAAGAAAGCTGAAGCACAAGCAACTGAAAGTGTACTTGATCTTTTAAATAGAAAGAAACAATCTAATAAACAAAGTAGAAAAAAGTCTAGTAAGCCTAAATATAAGAACGCTTACATAGGACAGTAATTAAATTTAAATTTTAGAGATATATTATGAGACCTAATGTTAGTAAATTTAAGGTGTACTCAGAGTCTACAAAAAAGCAAGACTACTGGGCTAATTATGCTGATGAAAATGTACTCTTAGCAACACATGCCCAATCTAAGGGTTTTGTGGATTTAACTGATCCAGTTATCAAATATGTATCTAGTGCTGCAGAATCACTTGTAGGTAAAAGAACTCCTTTACAGGATTTTTTACAAGGTTCAGGTAGAGTTAGAACAATTGATAGAGACTCAGTAAGATGGAAACTAAGAGGTACAGGTGAAGTAGCAGCCAGAGCCTTAGAAAATTTAAATCCAGGCGTTGCGTGTCCTGGTATACAAGGTACAGAATTTAGCATTAAATTAGATGTTGAGTGGTTTGTACCTGGTGATGTATTATTTCCAGATATTGCTAAAGAATGTCAAGTAGTAGTTCAGGGTTCTGAGCCTATTGCTGACGGTACTGGCTTTATTTATACAGTAGTATTAGTTAACAGAGACCTTAATTCATTTTTTCCTCCTTCATTACTTGAGAGTAATGTTAGATGGTTGAAAATGGATTCAGTTTATGCTGAAGGATCTGAAAGATATGGTTCTACTATATTTACAGGAATGTCATACATAGAGTTTGAATCTAGTTTAACTGATTATGGTAAAACATTTGAAGTAACTAATAAAGCTCATGACTTTAACTTAAGAGTAGATGCTTGTGATCCAAGTGGTGCACCTATGAAGGAATATCCTTCACAGATCATTTCTTACATGGAAGCAGAGTTTCTTGCTCAAGTTAAATGGGAAAAAGAATTAAGATTATTCTATGGTAGAAGTGCTGGTAAGAATATAATTGATTACTCAATTGGATATCATAGACGTATTGGTCCAGGACTTTTAGAGTTTTTAGAGGACGGTAACGTTATTGATTACCCACTTGAAGGAGGATCAATGAAACTATTTACTCAATACTTACAGACTGTATGGTTTGATAGAGTTGCTCCAGATCAAAGAAGTGTAACAGTATACACTGGTCAAGGAGGTTTACAACTTGTTAATGAATGGATCTCTGCTGAATATGCAGGTTCTTCTATTCAATCAGACTTTAATACATTTGTTGGTAAAGGAGCTAAAACATATGGTTCAGGATATCAAGGTCTTGTTTATAAGACTGCGTACTTCACTGAATTACAACTATTCCCATTTGGAAGAATTAGATTTGAGCATTGGCCAATTCTAGATTCTACTTACCTAAATGGTGGAATTAAGCATCCTAAAACTGGATTACCTTTATCATCTTACCAATTCATAGTTCTTGATTATGGTTTAGGAAACGGTGGTGGATCCAATATAGAGCTACTCAAACGTAAAGATTCAGAAGCATTCACATACGTATGTGGAACATGGTCTCCACTAGGTCCTATCAATGGTAGAACTGGAAGAGGTGGATACACAGCATCTGGTCCTCAACGTAGATACCAATTGTTCCATACGTGTACATATGGTATTAGAGTAAAAGATGTTACCTTGACTGCTTGGTTTAGACCAGCTGTCCAGTATTAATAACTATTAAAATAAATATTAGATGTCACAAAGACGTGCATTATTAACACCAAGAAAAGGCAGTAAGAAGTTTTATTCTGAAGCTAAAGAATACAAAAAAGTACTAACCAGAAATTCAGCAGGAGAACTATCAGACACAGGACAATATCAAAATACAGGTAATTATACTGGTGAGAGGTTTCCACAGTCAAGACAGTTTTTCAGAATTAAATGGTCAGAGTCTAAACAAATGTATCCAATTGGAGATATGAGTTTAGAAGAATTAAATAAACTAGTTCCTCAATGTGGATTTACAGATCCTAAAACAGATAAACTTATTGAGACAGCTAATAACAGAAGATTTGGAGATCCCTTCTTTGAGCATGTAGACTTATTTTTTCTTGCTGAAGAGGGTACTGGATCTTTTGATTTGCAAGACCCTAAACAGACTATTCTGTATGCAGGTTTTACAAATAATGTAGATATGAAAAGTTCTAATAATAATAATCCATTGTTAGATACTAGAGTTAAATATGTACTTACTGATCCTGATGAAGTAGAAGTAGATAAATCAAATAAGATTGATAAGCTTGTAGAAGCTATGAAGTTATTTGATGGGCTAAGCTTTAAGAAAATGTTCAAGATAGCAAGATCTATGGGGATTGGAGTTAATGAAGAAGTAACTCCAGAAACACTTAAATCAACTTTAGGAGAGGTTATACAAAATAACACTAGAACTATAAGCCCTGGAAAGACATTCCAAGATTATTTCATTGAATTAGCTAAGGCTAAAAATGAAGATCTAGAATTAAACTTTCTAGTTAGGTCAGCAATAAAGAAAGGTATTATTAGAAAGAAAAGAGGACAAGGATATCTATTTTATGGAAGTACTATTGCTAAAAAAGAAGAACTAGTTGTTCCATACTTTAAAGATCCTGCTAATCAAGAACAAGTGATTAAGTTAGAAGAAGCTCTTGAAGTACATGAAAATGGCAAGGAAGAATCAAAGAATAGCAAATAAGTATTTACATAGCACTATTAGAAGAAAGGTTCATAGAATCAATTCTGAAAAAGGAGCTTCTTTAAGTACTATAGACGTAGATGAATATATCAATGATGCTATTTGTGCTTACTATGAAAACATAGTTCAGTTATTTGAAACAACTGGACAAAAAAGAGAGGAGCTTAGATGTTTTGAACTTAAGAAGAAATATTATCCATGTAAAAAAGTGGATGATGTTTGTTGCTTAATGGAGTTTCCAGATAATTACTATAGACTATTAAGACAAAAAGTAATTGCTACTAGAGAAGGATGTTATGAAGAAGAGTGTGAAGATAAGAATTGTTATGATTTAGATGATACTACTGATTGTAGTTGTAAATCTCAAAAAAGAGAAATCATAATAAGAGTATGGCAAACAGATGATTTAGATGAAGGATTACAGAGTTGTTTCTGGGAACCATCATGGTTATGGTCAGAAGCTATAGGAGATGAAGGAGGAGAAGGACTATATGTTTGGCATAATGATGAGTTTCAAGTAGAAGAAGTGTGTATAGATTATTTAAGAAGACCAGGTTTAGTAATGTCCCCTTCTTTAATTGAAAATAATTGCGGGCCTTATGAAGATTCTAGGACTTGTGATATTATAACAAAAGATAAAGAGATTGATGATTTTACTCCAGAATCAATTAAAAAGATTTTAGACATAGCTGTCTTAATGGCTTTAAGAGATTTAGGAGAAGTCAGGGATTATCAAACTCAATATGATAGAATTTTAAAAACTGATAAAATACATTTAAATTAATTAATAAATTATGAGAAAAGTTAGAGAGAACATAATTGCTACGTGTGGGGATTTACCATTTTTTGGTAAAGATGCTCCAGAATGCGTATTCAATTGTGGAACGTCTGGGTGCTTTGGGCCCGGTGCTACTGTTAATGTTCTTCCTGGTCAAGGTGTTATCTATGATCCAGTTTCACTAATGACTATCACTCCAGGTTCTACCGTGGATGATTTTGATAGAATTGTGATTGGAGTAGGTGTAGACCTTACAGGTAACGGAATTTCAGATGCTATTAGGAAAAACTTTGGTGATACTTTATTTGGGTGTCATATTAAAGCAGCCACTTCAGAAGGGCCAGCATGTGGAGTACCACCAATTCAAGATCTATTATTCAAATGTACTTATTGTGATGAAGCATATTCAATCACTATAACTGTACAGAATGATCAAACAGAGCATGAATTCCCGTATAACAAAGATGCATGTTATACTTTCACAGTATTTACAGAATGCTGTAAGTGTGATGATTGTAAGCCAGAGCATAATTGCCAAGAGCTTGCATGTAAATTTGTATCTAAAATAAACGGTTGTGATTATGATAAGAGTAAAGACAATCCTGCATTTTTAAAACATGCTACACCTAATAAAGGATTACCTTTCTGGGCCACAAGACTATTTGAGAAATCATCTATGTATTGTATAGATGCAGTTGAAACTGATTGTGATAAATGTAATCACGTTGGTGCTATAACTACTGCTACAGTAGATGGTGAAGTTATTGAATTTAAAAATAACCTTAATCCTGTTACTGGTTTGACTCTTCAAGGTCAACTTGGAAATATCATAGATCAAGTAAATGCTAAATTACAAGGTAAAGGATCTGTTATCCTTACTAAAGGTGCTGGTAAATGCTGTCCTTTCCAATTACATGTAAACTCATGTGTTGAAGTAGTGTTCCCAGAATTGGAAGTATGTGAAGAATGGAACCCATTTGATCCTATTCCAGGAGAATCTTGTGATCAATGTACTGAACCTACTGATAATACATTTCAATGTGGAATCAGAATTATAGGTAAACCAGTAGATTATCCTTGTGGATGTTATCCAACACTAGTTGGTCCTTCTTGGTTATCTTCTAAATTAGAAATAGCTGGATTAGATGGATTCAGTTGTGGTGGATGGCACAAAAGAGAAGTTCAAAAATCAGAACCACCTCAGAACTTAGGTTTTGACTGGCAGCATAGAGAAGCTATGTCTGATTGTGGAGGTCATGGTAGAGGACAAAATGGATGGATTACTAATAGAGGACCTGTAGGATTACCAGATGGTACTGGTAGAGTATCTAATCTTCATGTAAAATGTGCAGATTCTTATTGCTCTTATATTCTAGAACATGGAATTCCTAATAGTAATAACGGTGTATCAGCCCCTTACAGAGAAGCCAGAGGTAGAACAGTTATTCTTATTCCAGCAGGTGATGCAACAACTATTCAGTCTTTTGAAGATTGTATAAATCCTTATATTACAAGTGCAGGATGTCCAATTAAGTGTTCTATAACTTGTGCTACTGAGTATCCATTGCTAGACAAACTTGGTGAACCACTTTTAGATAGTGAAGGTAATCCTGTAGATCCAGCAACTACTACAGATCAAGATCAGATAGAAGGTCAATATACAGACTCAACTACTGGTAAAGTAAAAGGTAAATACCCAGACTCTAACGGATATAGATATTAATAATAATGGCTAAGAAAGCAACAAATATAGTAACAGCAGCTAAAGGAACACTTTATGCAGCTGTAAAGAAAGGTGAAAGAAAGGGTTTTAATACTCTAAATGACGCCATAGCAAAAGTGTTTTCTTGCTGTGGACCAGATTGCTGTGAAAACGTATATAGATGGTGGGACAAGGATACTTGTGAATGCTATGTAGAATATGTTTTTGGAGGAGCAACTGTTTTAGAATTAGAATCTGACTACAAAGTAAAGAAAGCAAACGGAGATTTTAACTGTTAAATAAATCTATGAACTGTTCTTGTATAAGAGGTGATAAATTCAACTTCTTTGTACGAGCTATAGATTCAGAGAATATTCACTATCAGGACCTGTCTCAATGGATGGGTCCTGGTGACAGTGAATATTATTCTATTCCTGAGAATTTTAACTTAAATGTTATAACTCCAGGAAAATTTAAGGCTGTACAAGTAGAAGTAAAAGCTTTAAATTCTACTGTCATTACAGCTAAGGATTTAAAGATACCTAAAATTAAAGATG